ATTAGCAAAAGGGAATATATCCTATATAATCCCATTGACATAGTTTGTCAAGTGCTATATAAAATAAATATGCAAATAAATAAATTAACAAAAGGAAAGAAAATGCCAGAAAAAAGACTGACACTAAACACAGAAAAAAGAAAATCTATTGAGGGTGTATTTCAAACATACTTTGAACTTAACAGTCCAAAGTATGAACTGCACAAAAAATCAATAGCTGATTATAATGAGGCAAGAACTAAAATGAAAGTTCTAGCTGAAACAGTTGTAAGACACCACCAACCACAAGAAGATGTAGATACAATTAGAAGTATGATAAAAAAATACAGTTCAAGTGGGGGTGCATTGTATGATGACAACTGCTTTTACTTTACTGCACCACCAAGAAATGAAACAGATAGTGAGGGTCATACAAGAGAACTTGTTGATGAAGAACACGTCAAGTTTAGTTTAGGAGAAAAATTTGCAAGGTCTTATTATAGAGATGAGATTAAAGCAAAAGGTCTAAACCCAGACTTTCATGTAGCAATCAAAGAGAACTACGACAAACGTAGTCCAAGTTATTATACTATGGAAAGCCAAGTAAATAAATTTACAGGGCATGAGAATAGTAGCAATGATAATAAAACTACATTGTCATACAAAGATGAGTGGGAAAAAGATTTCCAACTTACAACAATCGGTTCATCTTATTGTCATAGTAGAATGTTTGCAGTAGACCAAGAAACTTTTGAAATGTTTAAAATGTATAGCAGTTTAAGAGAACAAGTTATCATGGCACATGAACAACTATACGAACACATCAATGGTAAAATGGAAAAACTAAAACTTGGTTTAAAATCTTACAGATACTTTGACCAAGCAAAAGACTTAGCTGACAAATTAGGTGTTGCACTTAATGAGGGCATACTGAACGAGAGTAGCAGTATGGCACTATCAGTTTATAGTCCAACAAACTTAGCTGACTTATTAACTGATAAGGTGGAATTAACTAGAGAGGAAAAAATAGTTATGGCAAGGCGTATAATGCAAGAAACCCAAGCAGTAAATTAACACTTGACTTAATATGGGATATAAAGTATAATATCCCATATTAACAAATCAACGCGAGGAAAAAAATGAACACACAAATACAGAACCTAAACAAACAAATACAATTATCAGTAGAGATTGACACACTAATGGCTCAATCTTTAAAACTTATGGACATTGTAAACGAAAATCAAAAAAGAGTTAACGACATAAAAAAAGAACAAGAACAGTTACAACTTCATATGGACAATGCAACAGACAGTTTAAAAGAATCTAATGATATTAGAGGTGGTTGGTAAATTAAACAGTTGACAAGTATGGGAGAATATGGTATATTCTCCCTATAACAAATGAAAGCGAGGAAAGCACAATGATACCAAACACACAATTTAAGATTACATACTTTGCAGTTAAGCATGGTAAGTATATAACTAGAAAAGCAACATGGACTGACCAATGTAAATATTTCACAAGTAAAGTCGGCAATCAAATGATGACTTACTTTGATATGGACAAGCAAGGATATAGAACTTGCAAGGGCAGTTGGACTGTGAGTTATTAATGACACAATTAAATGATGAACATCTGGAACTACACAGCCAGAACAAAGCTGAGAGATACGAGCGACAGAAGATCAAGTTCCTAGAAGATAGGATAGCAACACTAGAGAAAGCATTGGAAAGCCATACCAAAATCTTGGCTAGGTTTCAAATGACCGAGGACAAATCATGAGTGGTTTTAATTGGTGCCATGGACCCCATTGCCATACCAATGACACACAAGATAGATTACGTGGTGTCCAAGGTAGCAAGGTCCTAAGAACTCGTAAGGTTGCAAAGAATCAATGGAATAGTGGGGTGGATAATGAGGGCAACGACAGAACAAGTATGTTCTCTTACTTCTGTAGTAATGGTTGTTACAATAGCTTTGCTAATAAACATATCAATGAGATCATAGCTATTGCACCAAGGACTGAGGCATTGGAAACACCAGTCAATGTAGATAAGGTGCAAGACACCTATTATAATGGGCAGAGTTATACAAGGGTAGAGATATCAAGGGTTGACAATGATATAGGATAGTATAAGATAGTAAATGAAAGCGAGGAAATAATATGACAAAGTATACATCGAAAATGGATCTAACTAAAGAGATCAAAGAGGAATACCAACCGGGTGGATCTCAACGACAGTACATCTTAGACAAAGCAGTTGAGTACATTAGAGACGTGCCGGGAATACAACAAGCAAAGCATTATTTCTGTACTGAGAAACTTATGATGACAGAGACCGAGTATCTTGAGGCATTGAACAAGGCAACCAATGGCGGATTATATAAAGATCTTTGGAATTAACAATTGACAACCTATCCTACTTAATGTAGGATAGGTACAGAAAGCGAGGAACTAACATGACACAAATGATTAAAGCAACTAACCCCTACTCAAACCAGTCAACGATGTTAACACCAGAGGAACACAAGTTATACATCGAGATTAAGACAGCAGAGTTTGATGAGGATTATAACGTTATGCAAAAGAAATTGTCTAAGTTCAGTAGACTAAATGCAGCAGCATTTATGGTACTACTAGACTAACGAACACACAGAGTGTGGGCCTCGCATAGCCAGGCCCACAACCACAACGTGTGGCGCGCGCTCGCGCAGTGCTCGCACAATTCCATAGAGGTACCAGACCCATCCAGTAATTTGCAGGCAATATAATTGTTAATATAGTATATATAGAAAGGGGTCCCAAGGCCTACCCTTTATTGCTTGATTTGCACGGTTATAGCCTGTAAAAACCAAATGGGTTAACAAAAACACCTTTAAAAAAATTTTGCAAAAAAATATATGAAAATAGACCTAGAGAAGATTAAGAAGCTGCCACCCGACATCAAGAAGGACTACATGAAGATGTATCTAAGACTTGATGAAAAGAAAAAAATTTTAAAAATTAAAGAAGACTTTCTGTCATTTACCAAGCATATATGGCCAGAGTTCATTGAGGGTAAGCACCACAAAATTATTGCAGAAAAATTTAACAAGCTCGCTCGCGGCGAGATCAAAAGATTAATTGTTAATATGCCACCAAGGCACACAAAGTCCGAGTTCGCTAGCTCCTTGCTGCCCGCTTGGATGATCGGGCGTACGCCTAAACTTAAGATAATTCAAACTACCCACACCGGGGAACTAGCAATTAGATTCGGGCGTAAAGCTAAAACACTTATGGATTCTCCTGAGTATAAAGAAATCTTTGAGACGAGACTCAGGGAAGATAGTCAGGCAGCGGGTCGTTGGGAAACTGCACAAGGCGGTGAGTATTTCGCATCGGGTGTCGGGGGAGCAATTACAGGTCGTGGTGCGGATTTACTTATTATAGATGATCCTCACTCAGAGCAAGACGCAATGAACATGACAGCGCTGGAGAGAGCTTATGAATGGTATACATCAGGACCACGTCAAAGGTTACAACCCGGCGGAGCAATTGTTTGCGTTATGACAAGATGGAATACAAAAGACTTGACCGGTCAGTTATTAAAACACCAAAGTGAACCTAAATCAGATCAATGGGATCTGGTAGAGTTTCCAGCAATTATGCCATCAGGTAAACCTGTTTGGCCTGGCTATTGGAAATTAGATGAACTAGAAGCAGTTAAAGCATCTCTATCAATTGCTAAATGGAATGCGCAGTGGATGCAGAATCCAACGTCTGAGGAAGGTGCTATCATTAAACGTGAGTGGTGGAAAGTTTGGGACAAAGAACATATGCCTAAACTAGAGCATATCATACAATCGTATGACACAGCATTTATGAAAAAGGAAACAGCCGATTACTCGGCTATTACAACGTGGGGCGTGTTTCGAGAGAATGAGGACAGTCCTTCTAATTTAATTTTACTAGATTCACTAAAAGGTAGATACGAGTTTCCAGAGCTAAGACGTGTTGCTAAAGAGCAATATGATTACTGGCAACCGGAGACGGTATTAGTTGAGGCGAAAGCATCTGGTCTACCACTAACCTATGAGCTTAGAGCTATGGGTATACCTGTTGTTAACTTCACTCCTTCACGTGGAAACGATAAACACACTAGAGTTAATTCTGTTGCACCTTTGTTTGAAAGTGGTATGATATGGGCTCCTGAACGAAAGTTTGCGGATGAGGTCATTGAGGAGTGCGCAGCGTTCCCTTATGGCGATCATGATGACTTAGTCGATAGTATGACTCAAGCTGTGATGCGATTTAGACAGGGAGGATTAATACCTCACCCAGAAGATTATAAAGACGAGAAGATTTTTAAAACAACAAAGAAGTATTACTAATGTCTAGCTTAACAGATCAATATACAAAAAATAAAAGTG